CAAAAATACAGCTCACCACTGCAAGAAAGGTTACGTCATGGCAAAAGCCAAAAGTAAAAATCCCGTTGGAAGACCCAAGTTTGAGGTCACTGAAGAAGTTCTGCAAGAAGTCGAAGAGCTTGCAGGCCAAGGTCTGACAGTCAATCAAATAGCTACTTGCTTGGGTGTTTCACCCGCAACTATTTACAATAAACAGGCTCAATATTTAGAGTTTTTAGAGACTATAAAAAAAGGGAAGGCTGTTGGGCTTGCAAAAGTCACCAACGCGCTCTTTGAAAATGCCACTGTCAACAAAGATAATGTGGCCATAATTTACTACCTAAATAACAGAGATAGAGAGAACTGGTCGAACAAGCATGAAATTTCAGCCACTGTCGAACAGAGAAATGTAATAGATCTAACGAGGGTAAGTGATGACCAACTCAGCGCAATTACAGCAGCTTTTGAGCAGTCTAACCTTGGAGCAGGTCAAGGCAGAGAAGTATCGGCGCAGTCTCAAGGAATTTACGAAGGCAGCTTGGCCGACGATTGAACCGGGCGTTGAGTTTAAGAACAACTGGCACATCGACGCAATCAGTGACCACCTACAGGCTGTAGTCGATGGTGACATAAAGCGCCTGATCATTAACGTGCCGCCTCGACACATGAAATCGCTGTCAGTTGCCGTTGTGCTGCCTGCTTTTACTTGGGCTACGCAACCGTCTAAGAAATTCCTCTACGCATCCTACGCAAGCTCCCTGTCGATCAGGGATAGCACTAAGTGCCGTAGGTTGATCGATAGCCCGTGGTATCAGGCGCACTTTGGCGATAAGTTTAATTTGACCGACGATCAAAACCAGAAGCAGCGTTTTGAGAACGATAAGACTGGATACCGCATTGCGACCTCAGTTGGCGGCGCCCTAACTGGTGATGGTGGTGACATTATCTGCATCGATGATCCGCACAACTCAGTGGAAGCCGACAGCTCCAAAGTGCGTGAGGGTGTGCTAGATTGGTGGGATCAGGCAATGCAGACGCGCCTTAACGATCCTAAGACAGGCGCGTTTGTTATCATTATGCAGCGCCTGCACGAACAAGACCTGACAGGTCACGTCCTATCCAATCAGCTTGGCGATGAGTGGGATCACCTTTGCATTCCAGCTAGGTATGAAATTGGAGGGCCAAATCCAATAAAATCCAGCCTTGGCTTCACAGATCCACGCACAGCCGAAGGTGAGCTTCTGTGGCCAGAACGCATTGATGAACACACGCTCAAGACCCTAGAGCGCAGCCTTGGCACTTACGCAGCGGCTGGGCAACTACAGCAGCGCCCATCGCCCAAGGGTGGTGGTATTCTAAAGGCAAGCTGGTGGGTTCCTTGGGAAAGCGAAGACCTGCCAGAAGTCGAATATGTTCTGCAGTCGTGGGACACAGCCTTTGAGGCGAAGGAAAGCTCTAGCTTTAGCGCGCGAACTACTTGGGGCGTATTTCGTCATCAGGGCGCCATGTGCGCGATTGTGCTGGAATGCTGGTACGATAAGGTCAGCTATCCAGAGCTACGCAAGATTGCCCAAGAGGCTTACGAAGATTGGGAGCCCGACGCAGTGCTAATCGAGAAGAAGGCGTCTGGCCAATCTTTGCTGCAAGATCTGCGTATGGCAGGCATACCAGTTTTGGCTTATTCGCCTGACCGCGATAAGGAAGCTAGAGCCCATGCATCTAGCGCACTTTTAGAAGACGGAAGAATTTATTTCCCTTCAAACAGAAAGTGGGCTAAAGATTTAATAGATATATGCGCGGCCTTTCCTGCACATCCCAACGACGATGTTGTGGATACCTGCACACAGGCGTGGTTAAGATTGCGAAAAGGTTGGTTTGTTGGTCACACTGAAGACCCAGAAGATGACGAACCAGTACAAAAACAAAGGATGACGCTCTATGGCTGACCCAGAAAACATTATCCCTTTTGCCGAAGGCGCTCCAGCCGACGATCTAATGGTCGAGGAACTTGCCAATGGCGATGTTTTAGTTGGAGATCCAGAGCTAGATATGATCGAAGAAGTTGATGACGCACAGTTCGACATTAACCTAGCAGAAACAATTGACGAACGTGAACTGGCTAGAAAAGCACAGGAACTTGTTAGCTACTACGAAAATGACCGTGCAGCCAGATCTGAGTGGGAAGAACGCTACAAGGAAGGTCTAAAGACTTTAGATCCCGACGGTGGCTTAGATGAGGGCGAAGATGAGCGTGGAACCCGTGGCTTGTCCATCGTGGTGCATCCGTTGATCGCAGAAGCCGCTACACAGTTTAACGCCAAGGCAATCGCAGAACTATATCCGTCAGGTGGTCCAGTTAAGTCCGTCATAATCGGCACGCCAGATGAGAAGATTGAAGAGCAAGGTCGCAGAGTTCGTGAGTTTATGAACTACCAGATCACGCAGGAAATGCCTGAGTATTTCCCTGATCTTGATCAGATGCTGTTTCACCTTCCGCTGATTGGCCATACGTTTAAGAAAGTCTGGTGGGACGCTAACATGGATCGGCAGTGCAGCCAGTTCGTAAAGGCTGAAGACTTTGTGGTCGCCCCAGAGAGTAAAGATCTCTACACCTCGCCACGCTACACCCACGTCATTCGGATGCCGAAGAATGACTTTAATCGCTACGTTAAGAACGGATATTACCTGCCGACTAAATATAACGGCGATGATTCAATAGATCCATCTGGCGATATTATTGGCGAGATCGAAGGCGTTGATAAATACGACGATAGCAATGACAACGTAATGACGCTTCTGGAAATGCACGTCTACGATTTGTTCGACGGCATTGACGGCGAGGAAATGGATGACGGCGAAACTGATGACAATGCAGTGGCAATTCCGTATGTCATCACGATTGATTACGACAGCCAGAACGTAGTGGCGGTTCGCCGCAATTGGAAAGAAGAAGACGAGCTGAAGAAGCGCCGCGACTGGTTTGTGAGCTACAAGTTCTTGCCGGGTCTGGGTTTCTACGGTTTTGGTCTGTACCACATGATCGGTGGATTAGGTAAAGCGGCTACTGGATCTCTGCGCGCATTGCTCGACAGTGCGGCGTTCTCAAATATGCAAGGTGGATTTAAGCTGCGTGGTCGCGTTCAGGGCGGCGATATGCAGATCAGCCCCGGCGAGTTTGTAGATCTCGACAGTACAGTTGATGACGTAAACAAGGCGATTATGCCATTGCCGTTTAAGGAGCCGTCAGGTTCGCTGTTTAATCTGCTTGGCTTTATGGTTGATGCAGGCCAGCGATTTGCGTCTACAGCCGATTTAAACATTGGCGACGTTAACCCGAATGCGCCAGTGGGCTCTACGGTTGCTCTGATTGAGCAGGGATCGAAGGCATTTAGCGCAATTCACAAGCGCCTGCACTACGCGCAGGGTCAAGAGTTTAAACTACTTGCGGCGCTGAACGCTGAGAACCTCCCCGATGAGTTCAGCTTTTCGCAGGCTGGAGCTGCGGAGATTATCTACCGCGCCGACTTTGATGATCGGATTGACATTGTCCCAGTAAGTGATCCGAACATCTTCTCGACAGCCCAGCGCATAGCGCAGGCACAAGCTGTCTTGGAAATGGCGCGATCAGCTCCGCAGCTTCACGATCTTTATGCAGCCTACAAGCGGATGTATGAGGCGATCAGAATACCGAATATTGATGAGATCCTGAAGAAGCCTGAAGACGCCATTCAGATGGACCCGATTGATGAGAACATGAGCGTGTTGTACGGCAAGCCAATTCGGGCGTTCCCAGAGCAGGATCACGATTCACATATCGCGGTTCATATGCAGTTTATGCAAGATCCGTCACTGGCAGGAAACCCCGGCGCCAAGGCTATGCAGCCGGTGTTGATTGCACATATCGCAGAACATATTGCGTTGCTGTATCGTCAGCGGATGGAGGCCAGCATTCAGATGGAAATGCCTCCAATGCCAAACTTCAGAGATCCAGATTTTCAGTTTAACGAAGTTGACCCACAGATGGATCGCTTGATTAGCCAACGCGCAGCGCAAGTTGTGCAGGCGGCTCCACAGATGAAGCAAATCGAGGCGCTTACTGGTATGGGCGGCGGTCAGGAACAGCAGGGTAATCCGTTGCAATATGCACAGGAACTTGCCAAGCTGGAGACTGAGGCACTGAAGGCGCGTACTCAGGCGCAGATCCAAGCTGATCAGGCCAAGGCTAAATCAAGCATTGAGATCAAGCAGGCAGAGGCACGTCAGGACATGGAGATTGACGCGGCCAAGGCGCAGGCTGATATGCAGGCCAAGATTGCAAAGTTGCAGGCAGAGCTCCAGCTAGAGCGTGAAAAGAATGCGGCTAAAATACAGATGGAGATGATGAAGAATGATCCAACCATATAATCTACCTCCAATAAACCCTGCGGCTTTTGGCGGTCTGCCCGAAGCTCCACAGGGCGGTCAACAACAGCCAACACAGGGCGGTCAGGGTCAGCCTCCTATGGACATGAATAAATACCTAATTGATAAAGTTATGGAGATTAAGCGGCGTATGGGTGGCGGTGGAAGTATGGGCGCGCTGGGAGCAATCTCAGATGCCATGATGCAACAACCACAACCGCAAGGTGGCCAAGAGCCGCAACCGCAACCGCAGCAACCACCTATGAGGGCGTGATGAACAATAGCTTTATAGATCGTGTGAACGCAATTGTTCAACAGAACCAATCGACTGACGCTGCCTACCCAGATGCAGGCATTGGTGCGCTAGAGAACGTGGCCAACAATGTCCCACGGCAGGCACAACTAATGAACCAGCCACATATGCTGGCATATATTAATCCGCAGGAAGAGCAGATGTTGCGTGATATGGGTGGCGCAGGATTGCTCGGCCCTGACGGCATTCCT